ATCTGCAGCATTGACCGTAGTAATATCTTCTTCGCCCATCCTAGAGATGTAGACAAAGTATTCATTAGATGCAGATAGAAGAACTAAGGCAAACTCTCCTCCACCTTCACAATAAACTGGTGCAGGGAATGTAAATGTTGTTGCTGCAGATCCATCTTCTGATATAACAACTTCATCTGGGTCGAGAATACACTCACCAAATGGCAAGATTTCTTGAGTTGGTAAACCAATCTTTAATGTTCTTACTTGTAAGGTAACTGGTAATTGGTTTGTATCTTTTGCTTGGAAGTAGACATCACACTTAGTAAGGAATACTCCATTAATATCAGGAACTTCAAATGATTGAGCAAGAGGGTCAACCCATCTTGTTTGAGTTGTAGATCTATTTGAAAATGTTTGATCTACAGTCAATCTCGTATCTGTATCTGTAAGAGTTCTATCGGCAGACTGAGGTATTCTTTGTACATCAGCATTTCTCATTCTTAACGTAGATGCCTCTACAGTCTGTAATGTACCAGAAGCTGTAAAGTTTGCCTCACCTGAACTATCAGTAAATCCTGAAATAGTTGCGTTGGTAGAACTAGTTGATAATGTGAATGTCTTAGTTCCTGTGCTAAATGTAGGTGCAGATGGAACAGTAGGATCAGGTAAAAATAGTGATCCAATGAGTGTTCCTGATTTATCTGTAATCAACCTAATTGCAGTCACAGTTGCAATAGCACCACTAGACTGACCAATCAACTTCATACCAGTGGTAATATATCCATAGAAACCAGAGGCAGATTGCAACTCTAATGACGCTGTATCAACGTTTAGAATTGTAGTAGTTGATGAGTATGTCGATGAGATACTTGATGCTGGATCATATGGATTCTGTTTGTAAACCTGACTAGGATTATTATATGGCCCATATTTGTGATTCTGATTTGCCAATCTAAATCTGATAGCATCATTATTTGAATTAGGACGACTTCCTTCTACGATTTCACCAGCGCCAAATGTACCAGATACCATTGTGATTTCCACAAGTTTAGGTACAACATACTTCGACATATCAATACTATCGAAGAATGGATATAACCTTGTATTTGGCTTGAGTCTTCTAGTAACAAATTCAATGTTTCTAGATCTCATTGTAGCGATAACTTCTGTGTTAACTACCTTATCTCCAAGACTTGTTGTATCAAATCTTTCACCAACACGGAACTGAATGCCCTGTCTTGTTTGGTTTGTGGTAGTTATAGTTGTCTGCTCTCTAAAATCAGTCTTTGTATCGAGGAAATTCTTAGTTGTAGTTATAGGAATACCTCTACCACAAACATACTTACCTCTTACAGTAGAACTGCTTGTAAGTTTTGTTTTAGTATCACTGTAGATTGTAGGGCCAAATGTTGAACTAGATCCTGTCCAAGTTGTCTCCCATGCTCCCCAATCAATAGGTGAAAGACCAGTGTTACTATCAGCACCAGTAATTCCCATTGTAGAGTTGAAACTGCCTTCAATATCATATGTTGCAGAAGTTCTTCTGGTTTCAATCCATGTGTCTGTGGCAGGGTTTAATTCTACCTGTCCAATCCAGTTAACAACAGCAAATGGGTTTACGTTTACAATACGAGTTGCAAATTTGTTTTCTAGGAAAACAGTATCATTATAGTTTAAACATACAACATCACCTATTCTCTTGACATTTGTATCACCTAGATCCTCTGCAAATCTAAAGTCAGCAGATGGATTGGAAGATGTTGCAGCACCTACAATCGCCTCTGATCCAAGTAATAAGTCAATAGATGTAGTGTAGTGTTGAGGTCTTAATCTACCTTCTACTGCATCTATAGATGCCTTGTAGTTTCTATTAGTTACATCACCACTAGCCACTGACTTGAAGTTATCTACAAAGAATCCAGACTTAAATCTATCAAGATTGGTCTGAGGATCTTTGAGAGACATTGAACCTGTCTCTACTTCAAGTAGAGATAATGAAGCATAATACTCAACGTTCTTCAACCTATTCTCAAGTTGGTTGATATCCTTCATTCGATATCTCTTATACTTAGCAAGAGTTAAATTAACTTCTCTAGTATCGTAGACATATGGAGGAAGTTGAATTGTTGCAACCTCTAGAGCATTGTCAATGGTGTTTGGTAATTTAGGTAGGTCAGATGGCACACCTTGAGATAGAGTAAAGATGCCCTCTTTACTTAAGAATAGTTTGTCAATTCTTCCAAGATAGTAATCATATGATAGATTGAATGATTTATCTTTTGCAACAATGTGAGATGAAGACGATGAGCCAGGCACAAATTGTCTAGCACTAAATTCCCAAGGAGCCCTACCAGCAACTGTTGATGTAACTCTTGGTCTTAGATCAATAATATCCGAAGCATATCTTCCCCCTACAATAGGTAAAGAATCTGAATATAGAGAGGCATCATATGAGTTTACAGTTACAAAATCGCCTGGGTCTGATGCATCAATAACATAGTTATTATAAACAACTGTCAGTCTCCTAGTAGGAGCCTCTGATCCTTGTTTTCTTTCAAGGGCAGAAAAATCAACGTAATCTAATCTTTGGCCAGGATCGAATGTAAAGTTATTTCTAATATCTCTATCGCCAGGAACAAATGTTTGAACTATACCTTGAACATTTGTCTCTTCAAAAGTAACTTCTTCTCCAATTTCAAATGTATTCTCATTTTGATACACGAAATCTACTTCATTTGTACCATTTGTAGAAACAAAAATAGCAGAAGCACCAGAAGTTTTACCAATGATAGCCTCACCCTGTAAAGCATTTAAAATATTTGTGTTTAGATTGGTAAGTTGAAGAACTGGAAACTGTGGATCTGATGTAGTAGATGATTCTAATACAGCAAGAACGTATGCAACATCACATACACCTAAAGATAATCTTCTATCTTGAACTCTATCACCATAGTTTGTATTGTAAGTAAGTCCATCATTTAACTTCATTAATCCAGTGCCTGACTGAGTTTTTGCGGACTTGTTAATTGTGTAAGTTGTTGCTCTCTTGAATACTTTAGATTTTGGTTTTACATTTACCTTCTTCCAAGTTACTGTCAATACAGCAGCACCTGACGCTGTATCTAATCCAGATAGAGTAACAGTTCTGCCACTGACTGTGAGTTTTTGATTAGTAAGTGGTTCTACTACACCAGTAGATTTGAATGTTAAATTGTAATCTTCTTCGTCAAATGGTTCTAAAGTTAAGTCAGCATCAGTTTCTAATGTTCCACTGAAAGCATTGTTTGCAACGGTAACATTATATGATTTCTTTATGATAAGATCAGCACCATTTGTATCTACACTTGCAACATTATTTTTTGTTAAATCACTGAATAAAAATGCCTTAGAATTATTCTTGACTTCTAAAGTTACTTTAAATAAATCGTTTACTGTTGTATCAGCAGATGGTAAAGCACCAGAACATACATTAGTTACATCAGAGATTGCTTCAAGAGATATAGATGTTGAAGTTTTGGCAGTAACACTATTGAAAGTTGGTACATTATTACCAGCAACACTATATTGAATAATGTCACCAGTTTTAACTCCAACATTAGCAAAGTTTGCACTTGGAGATGTGATTGTGGATGCACCACCAGACTTAGCACTTACTGTATACTGAGTTGCAACAGGAGCAAGTAAATGACCTAAACCTAGAACAGCGTCTGCACTAAATTTGTAATTAGTTGGATCATTTCCTACTAACTGTTTGACATCATCCATGCCATAATCTTCTACCTCTGTAATACTTCTAGAGGCAGTGACACCATTGATAAAAATTTCTTCTCCAACTTGGAACTGTCCATTTACTTGATATAAAGTAATCTGACTAGAGTTGTTAGAAGATGTGTATGCAAATCCTACAGCATTACTGTTTTGACCTTCAATATACGCTGGAAGAGGTACAGTAGTTGCTGTGTTTAATTGTAAGTATGTGAATGTTTGAATGTCATATAGAGATGATTCAAAGATTGTAGAAGAATCAGCATAACCTACATTCTTTAATTTCAAATCATAAACTCTGGCAACACCAACTTGGGTTCCGTTGCCTTCACCAACTGTGACTGTTCTTTTATTGAATAGATTTACATGAGAATCTGTTCCAACACCTATTGGAGGTGAACCACTAACATGATTAAGTTCAACTTGTCTACCTACACTGAATGGTAAAGCTTCATTAACAATTTTTTGAGTGGTACGAGGTTTAGGAACATCAACTGTTGTAGTGTTGAGAGTTTCTATTTCATATCCCTTAACATATGCTTTTCCTGGCCCAATAGACAAACACATAAAATCATCAGAAGGCACATTTCCTTGTTGTGTCAATTGAGAGGAATAATATGCACCATCATTTCCAATTCTGTTATTTAATTGCTCTTTAGGAACTATTGGGAATGGTTTTATATAATAATTTCCAGACTCATCAAATGTTCTTCTTGCTAATTCATCATTAATGACTTCATCAATCTTAGTTCCTGATTTAACAAACTTTTGTAGAACGCCATTTTCAACTCTCATCAATTCTACAAAGTTCTCATCATTCAAGTCTGTGAGAGACTTCTTGATTAAAGTTGTGGATAGTTTAAATCTATCTGCTCCAGGCGCTGCAAAGTTGGAGAATCCTCTTGCATTATCATATAGATCATTATCTATGGCAGATGCAGTTATAAGTTCTTCATTAACTAGAAGTCCTATTCTGTATGAAGGTGTACTGCCATACTGATCTAAAATAACTGTGGAATCTGAAACAGTTACGAAGAAACCTCTGATGAAATAAACACCAGCAGCAATCTTTGCTGCAGAACCAGTGGCAGTTGCATTTGAAATAATTGTTGTTGCAAAACTAGCACCAGATCTGATACTAGATAGAGAATAATTCATATCCTCTTCTAATAAAAGATTTTCTCCGTCTGCAAATGTTTTTCTTGAGAAATCAGTATCACTGGAGCTTTGATATTTGACGTATAGAGTATATGCACCTTTTACTGATTCTCTATTTGTAATATATGTTTCTACTTTAGCAGTAACGCCACTAGTTTCGCCTCTGATCTTTTTGTTCTTAAGATTTTCTAAGTAGATAGAGACAGGAATACCTAAATGACTATCATCAATCTGAACACAAGTGTATTCGTTATCATATGCAATCTGGCCAGGAATTACAACAGCACCTTCTTTAAAAAAGTGCTTACCAAACTTTTCTACTTGGTTTTGTAGAATAGATTGTAGTGTTGTAAGTTCTCTAGACTGTACAGGTAAACCTGGCTTGAATAGTACCTTTTGATAATTTTTTAACTCATTAAAATCATCAAAATATGGAGATGAATTTAAGTTAGTATTCTGTGGCATTTTCTTTTAGAACTCCAGTACTATTTTGATGTCTTCCTTCTGACTTGCAGATCTAGGAATAGCAGTTCGATTATCGATATAAATTATTTCACCTGATTTGGTATTAAATTCTGCTGATGATATACCAGCACTAAAACTCATACCCAATTGATAAGTCCTATTATTTATTGAGGTACTAACACCATTATAATTGGTATCAATGGATAACATAGATCCAACTACTGATGATCCAGTAATTGTTAATCCATATCCAGCATCAGGATTAGCTGTGAACGGAATTATCTTGTACCCAGTTTCACTAGAAGCAAGACCCATTGGTTGATAATACTTCAATACTCCTGTAACTTTATCCCATGATGCCACATATCCAATTGCAGTAGATCCAAGTCCAACAGTCTGTGTTATTTCCGAATCAACTGCATAGGTTGTTGCTGTTGTTACACCAGCGAGCTTGACTGCCTTCAGACCACTGACCATGGCAGTGTCTAGTAATTCTGTACTACTACCAAACACAGTGGGATTTTTTATAAGTCCAACCCTAGCGAAGTCATTACCTTCAATAATGTCTGGGTTAGTTTCTAGTGTTTCAAATCTAGAATATAGTAAAGCTCTGTATGCACCTAACTCTCTATAGATGTCATATCCGTGGCCACCTTTTGGTGGAATTATAACATTAAAGTTTGCAACAGATGTAGTTCCTATTCCAGTATTGGTAAGGTTAGCAAGAACACCGCCAGACTCAGAGCCAGGAGCGCCTGGGAAGAACTGTATTGATCCGTGGGTGTATCCTTCTCCTCCGTCAGTAACAAATACCTCAGATACCTTTCCGAAAGAATCAACCGTAATTGTTGCCTTTCCTCCTGTTCCATCTCCCAAAATTGGAACATTGGCAAAAGATGTAGAGATTGGTTGATAGTTAGAACCTCGATCATTAACAATAACAACTTCGATCTTCCCATCTATAGCATTAGCCTTTGTTGCAACAGTCTCGCCTTCATTCCCCCAGTTTTCGGGCACTGGTATGTATTCAATAGAGTCAAATTTAATGATTTCGGATGGTTTAATCGTATAAAGATATTTCCAAACATAACCATCGCCACTAGTGCCAGCTGCCCTTGGCTCAAGGTCAACAAATGTGGGTTGGTCATATGAAGGCCTTCCCTTTGGGTTCTCAGGGTCTGATCCATTTTGCAGACAGATGTAAACTTTCAAGTCCTCATTTACTATGTAGTAATTTGCTTCGTACAAACTACCTTGTGAAGTAATTGGTGTTAAATTGTAAATATTGTAGTCATGTCGGTACATCTCATAGGTAGTACCAGCAACCCATTTTACCTTTCTAACAAGTCTGCGAACATCCTTGTCAGTCACTTTCTTCATTGCAATGATAGATTCTTTGATAGAATACTCTTCTTCAAATCCATCTAAAGGTGCAGGGGTGTCGGTTGGCCATGTGGCAGTACCGCCTGCCTTTGGTTCTAGGGAATTTGGTAATCCCATGAACGCATAGTATTTGTTAACAGTAGATCCGACCCCGACAAAACTTTTTACAAAAGTCTCGGCATTTAAAATTCTAAACTGTTCGGATATTATGGCAGGCATTTTAAAAAAACTAGTCTTTTTGTTTTATTTAGTGGTTAAGTTAATGGTTTCTTTCTGGAAACTACAGGAGCAGTAGATAATCCAGTATTACCATTGTTTGTATTGACGAAAAATTCTTGTGGATTTCCAGAAGCACGGTTCTGATATCCAAAGATTTTACCCCAACTATATTTACCCCAGAAAGTATCAGTGGTTGCCGTAGTTGCAACTCCTACTTGAATGGTATTGTTTCCGTAAGGTGTTGGGCCTGGTAGGAAAGCACATGTTACAGTCGCTAATCCAGATATCGCATCACCAGCTGTGATTTGTTCTACTCTGAATACGCCACCAAGATAATCACCAGCAGTTACCATACCAACAGCAACATTAGAACCACTTGAGGTTGTAATACCTGTTAGGGCATGTCCAACAACTAATGAACTGTCATAGATTGTAAAGAAATCTCCTTTAGATAATCCTGTAAAATTGACTCCAAGAGAATTAAGTGAGGAATATCCGTAACCTAAATTAGTGTTATCATTGGATTGAGATTTCAATGTAAACGCTAATTGTGGAAGTCTATCACCAGAGCCTGGCAACCATGTATTTATTCCTACAATATCACCAAAGTCACCTATAGCATCAATTGATAGTACATCTTCTTTTGTAGTTTTGTCACTTTGAACAAGAACTGGTGGAGAACTGCCTACCTCATAACCAAATCCACCATCTGTTACAGTTACAGATGTAATCACACCAGCAGTTACCGATGCAGTTGCAGTTGCCCTGTTAATTACTGGATCTGCATAGAATACAGTGGTTCCAGATCCAACAGCAATAACTCTGCGACTTGCAAAATCACCAAAAGGTGTATCTACAATATCACGAATCTCTTGTGAATGAACAATTGGTCTTTCGTTCCAGTTTGCCAAATCGAATGAATAATACAAATCACCAACTGTACTGATTCCAATGTAGATATTGTCAATAAACTTAATCTTAGCAAAGTCAAATGTTGCAGGGTGTTGTGTTCCAGCAGGCAACTGTTGACTCCAAGGTTGCCAGAAGTTCTTATCAGTTGAGATACCAATAGTACCACTGTCACCCACAACGATAAACTTATTACCATCAAAAATGATGTCATTCAAATCATTAACAGTATTACTTGTCTTATCTGCCCATCCTGTTCCATCATTAGATGCAAGAATTACACCACCATTACCAACTGCAATGTATTCAGATTGACCGTAACATACTGCATTAAGTTGTTGTAGTGTTCCTGAGAATTGACTGAAAGCCTCTCCTGTTGTAAGACCAACCGCAGTAAATATAGATCCACCAGCACCAACTGCAACCCATGTGTTTCTAGTATTCTCCCAAACAACATCTTGGAAGTTGCCTTGGTATGTACTATCAAATGTGCTGGTTTGGTTGATCGCTGGAATTTGTCTCTCTTCTTTTAGATCTATTGCAGTCCATGTAGACAAACTGTTGCCTATTGAAACTGCTCTTGCCATAGAACCATAATCACCAACAGCCATTGCGTAGACTGTAGATGTATTACTGTTACCTACACCAACGCCATTGAATGTTACAGTTCCACCAAATCCAATTCTACCTCTCTCCCAGAATGATCCACTCTTAGTATTCATATAGAAACTACTTGAACCAACAGCAATTATTGGTTCCTCTTTTGTCAGTGCCTTAAATTCTACGGCTGATGTAATACCTGTGATAGCATCGAACTCCCATGCAGATATTGGATCTTTGCGTTTAATTAATGCACTTGATATGGCTACATTTGGACTTGATAAATTATCATATCCTGTGCCACTGAATCCTATAGACAATGATGAAATACTGGATGATGTAGAAACAACAGAGGTAATGATGCCTGGTAATACATCTTTGTCATCAAAGATCTGAACATTTCTTTCAGACTGAAGTAACTTATCAATAGCATTGAATACTGGGAAAGCATTACTTACATAGATTGAATCGTCAGTTTTAGCAACATTCTGAATTAATCTGGTAGTAGGAAGAACATTACTCTTCAAACTAGGTCTTGCTTTAGAAATTAATACACCAGATAATATTTTATCATGTCTTTGTTTTTCCCATGCAAGAGGTCTATCTGCATCTTGAGCAGTATTGATTCCGATACTATTGTATGTAAATGTCTCTAAAAGATCGGAAGCGACTATTCTCTTACCAGTTCTCTTGAACTGATCTATGTCATCATTGACAAATCTATTTTCCTTAATCTGTACAACGTCGCCAGGTTTTAGTGACTGTGCTGGTTCTACAGTTTCAACATCTCTCTTAGATCCTCTAAAGTAGAATACAGAACACTTAGAGTTTTCTTTTGGTGCCTCAGAGAAGATGACTCTACTACCCTTGAATATGTAAGAAGATTGAGGAGTCTGTAGAATATCATTGATGTAGATAAAGATATTATTTGTAATATCCATATCACTACCAGCTGGAGTTTTGAGACTTAGAATCTCAGTTGTTCCAGAAGTTGTTACAGATAAAGTAAACTTCTTGCGTGTTCCATTGAAGAATGGAGCGATATCATCAAAGAGTATAAACTGGCCAGGATAGAATCCTGAGAACGTATCATTTTCAAGTTCTTCTACAATAAGTTGGAACTCAGTGTTTACACCTACTCTTGGATCTGTGGCAATACCAGAAACAGTTAATTTATCGCCAACTTTATATGCGGTTCCCTCTTCAAGAACACTAAACTCTGAAATATTACCATCAACATTAATTCTAAAATCAACTTTAGAATTTGTTCCAACACCAGATGTGCCTGATGTATATTCAAGAGATCTATTGAAGTATGGATCTGGCTCTGCAATATCAACAAACACTGGTTTAGTAATTTCACCTCCTCTCTTATACAAGGCAATTTGAGTTGTAATACCAGCATCAATACGGAATCTTGCGTTGTCTAGTTTTTCGATGACATTGAATCCAGAGAATCCTTGTTCAATAGAAGAAGCAATTCTCTTGCCCTGTTGTGAGAGTCCAGCTCTTGCATAGTTGTGATCAACTGTGGATATACCAACATTCACAACATAAGTCTTACTATCAATAATCTTATCTACAAATGTACCACCAGCTGCAAAGTCAGTTCCACTAGGAGAATTATTATTAAGTCTAGGAGCAAGAATAACACCTTGAATCTTACCACCAGAGTTGTAGAAACTAGGTGTGGTAGAAGGCCCTACTTGAGTTTCAATTTCAGTATTACTAATAACTCTGGTAATTATTGAACCATTATAGAAAGGATCTCCGCCTTTTGGATAGAACTGTTTTGTGGCATAGTTGTCCTGAGAACATGAGAATAAAATTGACTCATCTTTCAACTTAACATTTCTAGGAACACCAGCAGCAGTAGTGATACCATGAACAGATGGCAAGAACATGGTCATAATACCAATTGATTCATTGTAATCTGCATGATTAACATTATATTCAACTCTAGTAGAAACACCAACATTAAGAGTAATGTTATTAGATGTTACGGCAGTTGGATATAAGGATGTATCATGGGCAGGGTCAGTTGTTCTTGGATACGCATGTTCAGACGCATATTGATCCATAGAGCAAGCAAATACGAAACCGTTCGTCGCAAGGCCAACGGCAGTTGAAGTTGTTTGTCCATGAGCTGTATCGGTGGTGAATGTTGCTAGTCCACTATTTGCATCATATGTGGCATCAGTTACATTGAATTTGACTCTAGAAGTAATACCAACATTCATTGTGAACGTATCAGTTGTTGTCGTAACAATACCGATTTCTATGTTGTGTATTGGATCTGTAGTTCTTGGATATGTGTGATCTGTAGCATAGTTGTCCTGAGAACATCTCCATGTATATGAATTAGTTGCGAGTCCAACAGTATCTCTGGCTATCAATAATCCATTTAATTCTGCATTTTCAAATGTGTGGAGATAGTCACCACCACTAATGACTGAGTTAGCAGAAGCAGAAACGAAGATATGTTCTGTTTGATTAGATGATTTACCTACATCCAGTGTAATAGTAGTATCTGTTGTAGCAGTAATTTTAACAGCAGTATTATAAGCAGGATCTGGGCCAGATATGCCACTTGCCCTTGGGTAGAAGTGATTTGTCGCATGATTGTCTAAAGCGCAAGTGAATTTGAATGCTCTTGTTTTGAGTCTTACAGATGTTCCTTTCTGTAATGTGTGTGACCCAATATCTACAGTCATCAATCCAGTGAAAGGATCAAATGAACCGCTTGTAGGACTATGGTAAACAAGAGGAGATGTTCCTACATTCACACTAAACCTATCAAGATCAACAGTAGTTACAGATAACCAATTTTGATCTGCTGGATCTTTTCTTCTTGGGTAATCCTTGATGGTCTTTCTCTGATCCATCATACATCTGAATCTGATAGAACCTCTTGCAAACTGAACTCTATTACCAGTTACCATTCCATGATTGGCAACGGTACAAGTCATAATACCAGAACCAGCATCATACGTTGCAAATGTAATACTTCTTGGTAAAGCACCATTGAATCCGTGAACATTTGAGAACACAGTCATGATACCTGTACTTGCAGTATAAGCTGCAGTAGTGATACCATAGTTGACTATTGTAGATACACCTACATTGATTGTGACTGTTGTATCAGATGTAGAACCAATACCAACTGAAGCATTTCCACCGATAGGATCATCGGGACGAGGATAGGCATGTATGGTTGCATGATTATCTCTAGAACAAGTAAAGTTAATAGATGCAGTATTGATACCAACAGTATCTCTTGCCTTCTTAAGACCACCAGTTGTTGCACTTTGGAACCAGTGTGCATTTATGATAGTGGATACACCAACATTTACAGAGAATGTATTTACACCAACATGATAAATTGGCAACCACTCATTTAAGAATGGATCGGAGTATCTTGGATATGCCTTAGTTGCAGTATATCCATCTTGATCACATTTGAATGATATAGATTCCAAATCAAACTTGACATATTCACCAGCAACAAAACCATGATTTGCAATAGTTGGTTCTAGTACACCAGTACTAGGATTATACGTTGCCGTCGAAATTGTATGAGCTGAATTATCATAGTATGAATGTCCAGCACCTACATTCATTATCAATTCACCTGTCGCAGGGTTATATGTGGATGTTGATATTGAACGCTCTTCGATTGTAGATACACCAACTCTGACTTCAAATGTGTTAGTTGTGGCAGATACAATACCTAAATTTGTGTTGTATGCTGGATCTGTAGGGCGAGGATATGCGTGAACAGTTGCGTAATCATCTTTAGCACACTTAAAGTTCAATGAACCCACTGCAATCTGAACTTGTTGAGATGGTCTTTCTACGCCATTTGCATTTGCATTTTGGAACCAATATGGAGTATAGTCTCCACCACCAGTTATCACAGCATCAGTTCCAACACCTACCAGTGTATATGGGTAGTCACCACCAGCTATAACACCCTCTACTGCAACACCTTGATTGGGTAAGAATACATATGTGTTTGCTCCACCTGTTGAACCTACATTTACTACAAATTCAGTACCAGCGGCACTAACAAGAGTTACTGGTTTATCGTAGTATGGGTCGGTTGGTCTTGGATAGAAGTGATTACTTTGGAATCCATCTTGCTCACATTTGAAAGCAACAGATCCATTTTTAAATTTGATTGTCTCACCAGCCGTAAAACCATGTAATCTATCAACAGAAACAGTCATAACACCTGTTGCTGGAGTATAGTCAGCAAATCTAATATTATATTTTACTATGGTTGATATACCAGCATTTACAGTAATGGTGGTTCCAGCAGAACCTATGATTGGAACAGCAGTGTTATAAGTTGGATCTTTTGATCTTGGATAATACTTGATCGCAGTATTTTGGTCAGCCTCACAGGTAAATCCTAATGAACTATCTCTGAACTTGATACTCTGCCCAACTCTAAGATCATGAGTTCCAATGCTCATTGTCATCACACCCACAGAAGGCGTGTAGTCTGCGCCAGAGACGGTATAATCTACTCTAGTTGTAATACCAGCAAAGACCTCAAAAGTGTTTGTAGAAACGTTACTGATAGGAATCCAACTGTTACTGATTGGATCTGTAGATCTTGGATAATATTTGGTTGAGGTATATGCATCAAGTGAACACTTCCAACCTATAGATTCATCTGCAATTCTAACTTGGTCGCCATTTGAAAATCCGTGATTAGGAATAGTCACGGTCAAGATACCAGCAAGGGGATTATAGTTTGCAGTTGTAATTGAATGTTGTGTAGGGCCTGTAAGACCATGATTAGCAACAGTCAGTATTAAAGAACCAGTGCTAGGTGAGTAGTCTCCATTTGTGGGTGTGATTTGTGATCCGCCAACCACTTGTACAGAGTTAGTATCTGCGCTTACAAATTGGTGTGCATAATCACCACCAACTTTTATTGTTTTCTCATCAGAACTGACATATGTGTGCGGATAGTCTCCACCAGCAAATGTTGATGTTGCAGTCGCACTATGAAACTCATGTAGATATGGCCCACCAGTTAATAATGCACCTTCTTCTGCACGAAGGAATTGGTGAGGATAATCACCACCATATATTAATGCACCATTGATTGCCTCTTCAAATCTATGAACATATTGATTTTTAACACGAGATATACCAACATCTATGGCAAGTGCAGTTCCAGCATAACCTGTAATGGGTAGAGAGGTATCGTATGCAGTTGATCTACTTCTTGGATAGTAGTGTTGATACGCACCACCGTCTAAAGCACATGTAAATGCAAGACCAGTTAGAATAACATCTTTACCTACTTTGTAGCCGTGAGGTGCGGCAGTAGTTACAGTTAGAACACCAGTTATGTTGTCATACAATGCACTAGAAACGCCTAGGGCAGGGTCATAGTCGCAAGTAAATGCAATACCAGAAAGAACAACACAATCGTCTTCTGTAAGATTATGATTTTTTCTAGTTGTTACAGTTGCAATACCAGATCTTTCATCATACTCAACATGACCAACTTGAACTGCTGGAGCACTTGTAAATGTTACCGCAATTCCTGTTGTTTGAACAAAATCATCAGTTTCTAATCCATGTCCTTCAAATTCTATGAATGATCCAATACCAGATTGTGCAGTATGGATGCCAATGGTAGTCATTGCAGCACCAATGTTTACAGTAAAGTTCTTTGCGCTCAATATACCTGTAACGCCAAAGTATTTCTGTGAAGTTGATGGGAATGTTATATCTCCAACATTAGTATTGAACTTAACACCAGCCAACTGAATTACACTTGCAGTTGTCAATCCATGAGCAGATGCGGCATGAATAGTCGCAACACCAGAGAATGATTCGTAATCTAATTCAGATATGTTTATACTTGATCCAATTTGATTACCAAAAGCAGTAATTGTTGTAATTCCATTGATAGGAGTTTGATCTAGGAAAGAAATCTGTCTAGGTCTATAGAAACCTGTTCCTCCCTCTACAATACTGAAACTTGTAATAATACCTGCTTCCGCTCTGTTTATTACACCACCAGTGACATATTGATGTTCAAAAGTTGATATACCAATGAAAGCTTCAAATGTGTTTGTTGTAATACCTAGAATATCAAAACCAGTTACATTTCTACCTTCCATGATGGCAGTGTCAACACCAGCACGAACAGTTCCGCCTCCTTCGTATGATAAAGGTTGTGTGGCGATGCCTAGGTTGACTAAGACGTTAAGATCATCAATAACTTCTGTGATAGGATAGGCGTCCTCTCTGAGGGTGTATGTAGATATACCATCACTTACCTGAATACCCTGAAGTAATAAACTTCTACTTTGGTTTTCTCCTACACCAATATAGTGTCCACCAGTTACACCGATAGTTGCAATACCTGAGATGTAATTAAATCCAAACGTGTTGATATTTCTTAGAGCAGATACAGGAGTAAATGTAAATCCAGCGCCAGTAATTCTAACTCTATCATCAATATCAAATCCATGAGAAACTGCACCTGTATTGAATGTAGCAATACCAGATATATGATTATAAGTTACAGTTGATATGGCAACACTGTCTGTTGTGGAGATACCAAGAGTTGCACTTATACTTGCACCGAAACCTTGAGATGATCTTACAGAAATTTCGGGTATTGATCTATATCCTTGTCCCTTTCCTTCTAGTTGTATAAATTCAAGACTACCAGTTGTTCCAACACCAACTCTTACTGCTGCTTTTGTTGGTAAGTAATATCCAGATCCAGTTTGTAGTCCAACCTTTACAATTCTTCCCGCTCTTGGAACACCACTTAGGAAATTAATTTTATTTGTGGTAGAATCTACTATTTCAAAATCAAGGCCTGGTGTTTGTACAATATTGTTGATCAGAATAAACGGATTATTATTTACATCTACACCTGTGTTTACACTGTTGTAAAGGGCAGTTACAACACCTGTATTTTCAGAAAGAGTGAATTGAGTTCCAGCGACACCTGTAAAGTCTAATGATATGTCATCTAATATTACGTTTTTATCTTGCTCGTCAAATGGATCTAATTTTCTTGAAAATAGTCTACCAGAAAACGATGATCCTGTTTCTAATCCTACAGGGCCAGATTTTCCATATGGAGCATCTGTGAAAAATATATTGTCTTCTACAATATTGTAATCACCAGCAAATACAGAGTATGCAATACCAGCCGCATGGCCAGCCTTTTGCGTACCAAAAGCACCTCTTTCTACAGCAATTTCGGAAGATGAAGATGTACTGAAAACTGGATAATATCCCAATCCAGATTTGAAGATGATAACTTCGGATATAGTTCCAACACCACTTATAACTGGAAAGAAGACACCTTCCGTTACTGGATCGGATGTCCCTTCAATTACAATTTTTGGTGGATCTGTTTTGGCATAACCCGATCCTCCATTCAAAACCTCTACGGAACTAACTCCATAGAATGAATCGAATGTTGGTTTTAGGAGGGCTCCTGATCCAGGCGTAGTCCTTGGCATTTACTCGTTTCCCTCAACTAATGTTAATAGAACTTGAACAATAAACTCTGGTAACTCCAGTGCTATCGCGAATGACACTAAACGTTAAAATATCTTCGTTTGATGTGGATGGAGGAGGGTTGCCACCTACCCATCTAATTCCTGTTGCGATGGTAGCACCATTAACTGTGACAGGATCACCATAAGTATACCCTAACCCTGCATTTATAATAAGTGTTGCTGTAGTTGCCTTACTATTCTGTCCACTTACATTTGTAAATGCCCATGAAGTTATAGATGTTGTTGCAACACCACATATCACAGATCCTTGTGACATATCGATAGTAAATGTGCCGCCTGCACTCACTTGCATAACATCACTAAAGTTTCCTACAACTTTTTCAGTAATATCAGAATTGAAATTCACCTGATCCATCAAGGTAGTTGCACCACCGACTAGGACATCACCTTGAACATCCAATCTACATGTTGGAGCGGTAGAACCTACACCCACATAAGCTTCTTTACTTACTACAAATGACTTATTATCCGTTACGTCTTGATCCGATACTCTTAATCCATGACCATTACCTTTTGCAACTGCCCATATAGTTGGTCTTTCATTTGAGAATGATGCAACCTCCATCTGTGACGTTGGAAGTGAAGTTCCAATGCCAACCATACCATCAGCTTTAATGCGGAACATTGTTGCAGCAAAACCAACTTCAATTGGGCCATCTGTAATCGCACCAGGCTGTTGAATTGTTATCTT